CCGACAAGACCATCGACGCCTGCGCTTGCATCGCCTTCGTTATAAGGAAACACGATTGTAGTTTGGATGAATCCGCCAGCAGTAAGCGAAGGCAAGATTACGTTTCCAGAACTATCCTTGAAACTAAATCCGATGGAACCAGCTTGCGCGGCGGCGGCTTCACCTTCTACTCTTGATATGAGCGCCTCGCCTGCGCCTGTGCTGCTGTCTTCTAACGTCGCAAAACTTTCTCTTGGATCTGCCATGGCTCTGACTCCCTTATGTTAGTGTACCTTGCAAATAGCATTCAACATCAGCAACCGGCGAACCAGTTCGAGCAGTTGCCTTGACCTCCACTATGATACCACTAGCGAACACCCTGGCTATACGGTAGTCAAAATAAATGTTGTGCTCTGCAGGCCCTGTCCTGCCAGATCCAATTAGTAAAGAATTACCGTAAATTTGAAAGCTGCAATCTTGCCTGCAAATAAATTTAATTGCGAATAGATTAAGAGACTTTAAAGCCGGTACAGTATAGCTCAGAACAGTTTGGAGACTACCAGGAGTTGTAACCGTACTTGCTTCAAAGAATTCAGGATCTCCGTTTTCCGTAAGGCTTATGGCCCCAACTATATTAACGTCCTGAATGCCTGCAGTACCCGAAGCGAATTCCCAAGTATTGCTTCCAGTATCAAAAATAACTTGGGACATGCCCTTGTCTGTGAGCAAGTTTACAGTCTGCCCATCCAGCTTTAGAGCTGACTCTATATCGCTAGCTTGAGTAACTACGACCGTAACATAAACGCCAAATATTACGTTTCCACCCGTCACAGTCCACTTGATAACGGGCTTGTTGTGCATCTTCGTAATTAGCTTACGATCGCTTGTTAGCGGCGTAGTAATTACGTTATGGTCCCCTAAAAATACTTCTTCACCTACATCGCCACCAACACCAAAGTCATAATATTCGACATAAACGCTAGCGCCAACATCGAGAGACAAGACGAATGGAGTCGATAAGAGAGAATTCCCTTCACAAAACATTTTTTGTTGGTATACGCCAGGGGACCAAGTGTCTAGACGTACGATTGCTCTTGAATCATACAGCCCTAGACGCAATATTTCCTCGACCATTTTTTGGCCTTCAAAAGTTAGTTGCCAGAGCTCGGGATTACCAAGCTCTGGCTATCAAAAAAATGGAGGAATTAAACCGCGATATTCAGACCATAACTGATAGAGACTTCCGTTGCCGATTGCGTAAACATTTGAAAGTCTTTGCGCTGATAAGAGCTGATTAACCAACGATCTTGATTTGGCAAGTCTTCGCTGATTTTTGTTTGGACGGGTCGGCGTGTACCGATGAAAGCTCGGGTTGTATTGACGAGTAAGATCGCAGTTCGATTAACAGTAATACCGTCATAAACGCCGGTAGCATTCAAGTCCGAGCGACAATAGTCAGATACAACAATAGGGATACCCTGGTACTTGCCAAGCTCGCCGGTCATTACCGTAGCATATTGACCGTATTTGTCGATCGTAATAACGGAGGGTAGCGCCATCATTTGCTGCAAGCCAACAGAAGAGACAAAGAAGCATAATTCACTTGGATTATTGCCGAACTTGCCCATTCGCTGACGCAAAACGCGCAAGTTTGCCTCAGTAATAGCAGCATTACTGAAGTCAGTCGTTCCCCCATTGGCCGTATTGGCTAGTGCATTCCGACGTAGACCCTTCCAAACCTTCACAGCTAAATCTGCTGCGCCAGCTTGGCTATCACTGTCAATATGGGTTCCATCATCGTCACCATTGAGCACCGCCGTTTCGCCAGCTCTTGATTGAGCCGCGACTACCTCATTTCGACCGATATCGAATATGGCTACGGCAGAATCTTCTGTAAGCTCTTCTGGCAGTACGTAATGCTCGCCCAGCTTTTTTGCCGTGAAGGTGAGCTTACCAGTTGTAAAATTGACACCACTGATCGACGTATTTTCCGCAATCTTCCGAGCTATCGTTGAGCCATCCTGAATCGGCAACAGCCAAGGGCTTGAAGGCATGGGCATATCACGGAATTTGTCTTCTACTACCCTGGCAGATTGGTACTCCTGGATATAATTTGACGCAGTGATCGTTTGTATCCATTCTAGCCCTCCTGTCGCTACGCCACTTCCGAATGCCTTCAATTGTGGCACAAGGACGTTTTTAGCAAAGTAGGTATCAAGCATCCCCTTGATTTTCGCTGTTCTGTCCTGCTCTGGGCTTTGACCAATATGATCTCGCGGAGCGCCGTGAAACATCTGTGCAGACCAGCGAGCGTTATCAACCGCTCTTTTGAGACTAACAACAGACTGCTTAACTTCCAGGGGGACCCAGGAATACTTGGCGTCACCTGTGTTGACTTCGAGTAATGCTTTGACGTGACTGCAGCCGAACATAGACATAGCACGGGCTTCATGACTGTTTGCGCCGATGATTGGGGAGTTGTGCGAACCGCCCGCCATGATGCGAGCCATCTCGTCTTTTTCTTCGAGAGATTTTTTCTCAGCAGCTACAAGCTGGGTTTCCATTGTGCTGATCCGTGTCAGCAGTTCTTGCATTTCTTTATCCATGATTCTCTCCAAATGTTTGTCTTATAGATTAAGAGCTTTAAGCCTTTGAGACAGATTTTCCACGTACCGATTCACTACTGCGATTGATTTCGTCGTTTCAGCATTCGGAGGAATTACGGCTTCCATTGGTTGGGCAACCGGGGGAAGTTCTAATCCTTGCTTGGGCTGAGCGTTCGATGATTCTAGTTGACTAGAGATAGTTTGCAATAAATTAACAACTAAGCCAAGGAGAACATTTGTCTGTTCTGCTTGTTGTTTGTAGGGGTTTACGTCGGTATCGACAGCAGTAGCTGGTTTAACAGCTACTGAAGTTTGGGGAGCAGGAGCGATTGGAACAGCCGATGGGAGTTCCTTAACCGTTATATGTGAGTTTTTAACAGTTATAGGTGAACCAGATTTTCTTGTTTCCATCCAGTTCAAAAATGCTTCAAGCCAATCAGGAGGCATCTGGTCATCTTCGATTCCAGAATCTGCCTTGAACTTCACAACTAAATCGACAAGTTTCTCCTCTTCCTCTTCCTCTTCCTCTTCCATAGGCTTATCTTTTACTCCGCTTTCATCTGATCCAATAGCAGCAGAATCATCAATAGCAGCAGCTTCGGAGGCAGAAGAAGCAGCATCACTATCATCATCATCAGGATTATCGGAGCTAGCTTTGACATTGATTCCAAATGTTTTGTTTACTAAGTCAAAAAAATCTGCTTTCCATTCCATCTCGCCCGACGTAAGACCTTCCACGATCTCGGCAGGTATACTTGCTTCTCGAATTAGAATATCCTGAGCCGATGATATAAGGATATTCTTTTTCTTCAGTTCTTTACGGAATCTTAGAGCAGGTCCAGCATGTTTCATAGTCAGATACTCCGTGATAGTTTGATTGAATGTCTCATTTTTAAGATACTTTGATGACATTTTGAACAGCGAATCCGCATTAGCTGGAACAGAAACAACGGACACCTCGAACAGTTCAGCGTCGGTTATTTCGGTGCTTCCGTCATTCAATCGTTTGCTATCTTTCGTTTTGAATCCTACAGAGAATTGGTTAAGTATTCCTTCTTCAATCAAATCTCGAATCTTAGTTATCTCTGGATCATTTGAACCGCTAATCCTAGCCTTGATATATAGCCCATCGTTTCTCACCTCGATTTTAACGGGCTTACCTATGGGCTTGTGCTGATCATGATTGAAAAGGATAACGCCAGCTTTGTTAAAGCTGTCTAGCTTCCAAGCCTTCGGGTTAATAATCTCCTTGACCCTATCAAGAGTCGCCATGTTAGCGTAACCCTCGATATACATCGAATCATCTTTCAGCTTCTTGACCTTAATGCAGAGCTTTTCTTTCCAGAATTCTTGATCCAAGTTCAGAGCTTCCATTATCTATCTCCCTTTTTTGAAACCTAATCGTGCTAGATCTTTTTTAGATACTGCTATAAGAGTACAGCGACAGTTTATCACCTCGTGAGCTGGCCCGCCTGCCTCTCTCGGATAATCCAAACCATTCTCAAATTTTTTATCATATGGTATTGGGTCACCTGCGATACTCCAATGATCCCCTTTGCTATCTGCATAAATACCACCTGGATTGCCTCTAACTCTCTCATCATTGGCATTGACCCAAACCTTATAAAGATCTGGTAAAACCTTTGCAGCGTCACGCATAGCTGCGCCTTGCCCAATGCTATTCGCCGTCAATACTTCAGTCCTTGCGATAGTATCGGCTCGGCCTAGACTTACCTTTGCCACGTTCTTAATATCAGTACCGATATCAGCTATACTTTTGTTTCCTTCGATTCCAGTCCGAATTGTTGTGAAAACCTTGTCGATGGTAGTCTGAGATAGAAAGTCGTAAGACTGCTCAGCTCTTTTGAATAAGTCTTTCCTTCTGTCCTTATATTTTTCGTCTCGTATAACGGCTATTTCCTCTTGATTCTGACCACCAAAAGGCATATTAAGAATTGTGTCGTACCCAAGTTCTACTTCTGCGTCTAATACCTTTACATATTTTTCTTTGTACTTGGTCCTTTGTTTTTGAAAAGCTCTCGCAATATCTTTTTTCAGTTTTTCTTCGTTTGTAATTTCCACGGTTTTTGTGATAAGCATATCTTTCGCAATGCTAGCAGCCGTTGCATATTGATCGACAATCATATCCAAAAATAGCTCTTTAATGGGTTCCTCTCGCTGCTTCGCTTTTTCCAAAGCATCGCCCTCCCGTTTATCCCACCAAGATTTACCTTCCTCTTTTATGTACTTTCCAAATTGCATAAGATTTTGACTTTTATAATCTAATTCGACTTCTGAATGGGTATTATCCACAGGGTTAGATTCTGCAGGAGGAAGTGACTGAAGACTCTGCTGTTCTGATTGTGTGATCTGTTCTAATGCCTGTTGCGGGAATCCACCACCGAATTGCGGTTGCATGGGCTGCTTAGTTGGGGTTACATCACCCCCAACAAGCGGGTCTAGCTTCCAAACTTTCTTACGAACTTCGTTTAGCGTAAGAGTCCCGAGCATCGCGGTTGCAAGATCGGATTTAGTCTTTAGATCCTCCTGCAGTTCCGGCACTTGGCTGTAGTCTTTCTTGATTACATAATTATCGCCAAGATATGGCTTGTAAGCTAGGCTCATGCTCTCGGCTAATAGATCGCCAAGGCTCATCAGTGTACCCGTCCAGAAACTCTTAATAGCTTCGCGGTACTGATCTGACCCAAGCCCGCTCCCCGTGTCCTGTATGCTCAAAATTTCTTTGGGGACACCAAGCAAATTTATGATTGTCTCACGATTGTTCTTTACGTGGTCCAGAAGCTGCATGTCGCTGATCGTATGCGGAAAGATCTCAGCCGTTGAACCGTTAGGCAGGACCATAAACCGGCGCTGATTATTCCTTCCTGCATTATGCTTCTCTAAGCTGTTCTGTAGATCCTCCCTCTGCTTCGTGCTTGTACCCTCTCCACTTGTTATGACCATTCCGGGCTGTGCGCCCTTGCGAAAAAAGTTGTTAAGGTATTCGGATGAATAGCGATTGAATAGGATCGGGCTTTGGCCAGGGACAAGGGGACTAAGGCCCCAGTGTATCGAGCTCGCATTAGGCTTTTTGATATGAATTATATTCCTTGGATCTATCCTAGCCTTGATATTTTCCATAGGCATCGACTGCCTATCCCATCCCGTTATCATGTAATTTCTTAGCCTACCATTGCCGTCAATATCAAGGCAGATAGACTCGGCTGGGATATGAATGAGCTTCCGATTTATAATCGCATTATATAGCAATGCGTTTCCTGTTACGCAAAGATCGGTTAGAGTCGAATACTGCAAAGCGTAGTTAGTTTGAAACTCGTTTGGATTATCCAGAATTGATTGAACGGGATGACCTTGGGCTGGCTCGAATAATGTTTCACCGTCAATCACTGATTGCTTGAAAACTTTCAGCGGAACAGGGGAGAGCTTCATCGCAATTTTATCAATCAAAATGAAGATCCAATCCTCCGTGAAATAGATGCTCTTGAGAGCTCTCGCATCTGTGAAAGTTGGAATCTCCCTGCTCCAAGCTGCTGGTAAAGCATCGTTAGCGCCAAATTGGTCAAATGCCTTAACATCTAACGGTGAATATCCGCTCTCGTATTCGAGCATATCCATTTTTTTGATCTCCTTAACCATTAATGGTTAAGTTTATATCAGATTGAGATGATTGTGTAATCGGCATCTGAACAATATTCCAAAGCTTGGTGAGCAAGCAATAGGCTCATAACAATATCATCGTGTGAGCCAACAGAAGCCGCGTAAGTAGGGAGTCCGAGCGAGGTATGCTTAACTTCAAAGGCTTTCATCTCATCATCTAACTGTGAGATATAAGGAATCTCGATTGCCTTTGCTTCCGTTGATAGACATAGGTTTGTGACAAATTGGTTTTTGTTGTGGTTTGTAAATGTTATCCCTTTGAATGGTAATTCGGTTTCGTGCAGCATGTCGTCTAGCGCAACACCGACGCCTGTTTTATCGTGTAGTATGATTTCTACAGTCTTGAACATTCCCGCGAATCGCTTTAACGCCAAGATCTGCAGCGTATAGCTGATTTTATTCATCCGCCACAAACCCACAATGCGTCTGCGTTTTATGTCAATCGCAGTCATCACGGTAAAATCTACTTGTCGCGCCCAATCGACTCCTATGCAAACATCTGAATCGGATGCGTCATCTGTACACCACCTGAATTCCTCGACAAGATTCAGCTTTTCCGTGAAGTAGCACGCTGTGAAGTTTGAAAAAACTGCTGAGTCAGAAAGGAACTCTGCCAAATAGTATTGTCTATAGAGTCTCTCGCCGAAAGTCTTCCGCGCTGACTCGATCTCAGCTTTGGGCACAAATGGATTATCCTCGGTGCGAGCCGTGATAAATAGCTTCCTCGGCATTCGCCCTTGGCGTTTCGCTAAGACCATCTCTGCTTTGGCTTCGTCGCATCCATCCTTGAAATGGTTGCAGCCTAGCGGCGTGCTGAGCATCAGGCTCTTGTTACCCCGTTGGGTCATAGTTGTACGCGCAGAGATATAGACCTGCTTTTTTTGCTTTGCGAATTCGTCAAAGACGTAACCATCACAGGCTGCTCCCTCTAAAGCATATGGATCTTTTGAGTGTGTAAAGCGTATTTTCCCGCCATGGTCCCCAAGAACTTGAATGCTTGGATCTCCTTCGTTAAATTTTACGAATTGTTCAGGAATCATGCGCTTGCAGTAATGAAAGCCAATCAAACTTTGCTCGTATATCGGCGCCACCCATCTTAGATAAGTGCCTGGATTTACTAGCAAACCGTTGGCAATTGCTACGCTTCCGCTAATCGTTTTGCCAAACTTTGTTCCACAAGCAACCCATACCTCTTCTATTCCATTACCCTTGGAAAGAGCCTGCATGATAACGGCTTGCTTGTTGGAATGAGCTTCGGGAAAATGAATGTATCTCATTAGGTTTGACATACTAATGAGATACACCGAAAAGCGTCTTATTGTCCAGTACCCAAACAGATTGCAACATCAGAGACAAAAAGTAGCAGAAATATCAAAACTATCTCAAAAATTATCCGTATCATTTCCCCAATTGTTTAGATTGGACGAAAGCTAATATTCTCGCCCTATCCGCATCTTTCCACTGTGCAAAGTTTTTTGCAAAGTTTGGAGGCATAGACCTGTTAGTTATTCGAGTCAATGCTTTGCTCGCAAGCAATCCTTTTTCCGTTGCGATAAACACCGCATCCGAATGGCATTCGGCGCAAAATTTTGTAAGTACAGGCTGAATATCGCCAAAGGAATCGCCGCCAGGAACAGGCCGATTAGGGATTGGATTAGGTATAGGCTCATCTTCATTACCTCCTTGTCTACCGCATGAAAAGCAGAGCATGAGCAGGAAGATTGCAAGTAGCTTTTTCATTATTCATCATCCTTAAATAAGTTCATGTCCACGATAAGAACAGGGAGGCCATCTATGAGCTGCTGAAAGTTAACTGTTCCGCTCGGCTGCAATAGAGATCCCATGATGCTAGTAGCTCCTGTGCTCGATCGCAGACCCACAAGTAATTCTTCCTCGCTGATCCCGAGCGTTGCCGCAACCTGCTTTGCGTTTTGCTCCAATCGAAGACGGTCCACAATGGCATTGATAGGGTCTTCGCTTGCATCAAATATGCCTAAATTTAGCATAACCTTTAAATACGCTGCGTTATCGTTCCTTATCGCTGCTAAACCAGCGTCTGGCCCCTTAAAAAATAGCCTAGCTTTTTGCTTATCCGCTGCATTAAACCCCGTCGATTGTTGTATCTGTGCCGCGACAGAATCACGAGCTGGAACAAACCCGCCAGCATGACACCGAAAGCAAGAGCGAGCGTTTTGAATCGTTCCTGACAATCCTCTGCCAGCCGATCCGGTATCCTGGACTATGTTTGTTGGGGCAAAGTCTGCGCGTGATCCGTCCGCTGCGAATAGCGCAAAGCCAAGCATTCCGTTTGGCTTTGTGTAGATACATTCCCCTGCATCCGATACAAACGTCTTGTTGCTCCTAACCTCGACTGGAAAGGGAGCTTCGAGAAGATTCTTCTGGTTCACAAACTGCCCATTGATAAGGATCGGCTCGATATTTTTATCATTCGTGTCATACGTACACCAATAAGCGCCGTCAAATCCTTCAAGCCTACGCATGAGTCTGTGCTGCCGATTACTCGTTATCACTGACTCATTCATCCCTATAAGGATAAGCCCAACATCTCTTTGGTCAAAGTCTCTCTGTGCATCGACTCCTATCTGCGCCTCAAATAAATCTAGCGTGTCTGGTATATTCTGCAATTTGTAGTAAGCCTTTACCAGCATCACTTCTGCTGCATTATTAGCAAACATGAATGGCCTAACAGATTGCGTGAGGAATCGTATAGTTTTTCCGCGTACTGTTTCAGATCTAAATTTGAATGGATCAAGGTTTTCGATCAATCTCCAATCCTTTGAAGAAAGACCAATATCACGCAGATCAAAGCGAACGATAGAACCCTCCGCGCCGACTTCCTTACCGCTAATCAATTGGCGTTCGTTGCTAATCGAATTTAGAAGTTTGCTAACTCCAAGTTTGCAAACATCAGAATTCTTTTTGCCGAAAGCATTAAGCTGATCCGAGCAAAGAAGGTAACGCGAATTTTTTCGGCTAGCCTCATCTAAAGAATTAAGATCGGTTAAAATTGCTTCCTCTTGTTCTGCAAAATAAAAATAGCTTGAATCCTTTTGGTCGTCTGGAATTTCTGGAATCGGCTCGGTCGGCATCTGCGAAGGAATCGGTTTATCCTCATCGTTTGGAGCCATAACTTTTCTAGCATCTGAGCTGCAGCTAATCTGCAGACAAAGGAATAGACACAAAACTAGTTTCATAAGCTGGCCTCTTGTTAAAATTTTTGTTTGTTTTTGTGCATATAGATAGACGGGGCTGAGCTCCTGCAAAGCAGGAGCTCTAAATATCTGCATCCCTCCGGTATCACCCCGTACAAATAGTATAGCCGATATCAATCAGCATGGGAAGTCTCAGGGTCAAGATTGTCGATTTTTTCGATAATCAAGGCTTTTTCTTCTTCGTCGAGCAGAGCTTGCAGGATTGAGCCGTCTTGAGTTACAGACGTTTTAAAGACCAGCGTTTGCTGTGATTGGTCTGCGCTAGCAATTGGGTCATATGTTGCGGGTTTCCCGATTACGTAATTGACCAAAAATTGAGCACTCATAAAGCAGCCATCGTCTATGGCGGCAAGAGCCATGCGGGCCGCAATCATCTCCGCGACCGTTGCACCCGAACCCTCTCGCATGTTTTCGAGCTGGCTGTAGGTCATTCGCATGACCGAGCAGATTGCGAGCAAGGTATCCTCTTTGCTTAGCCCTTTGATCGCAGCAAGATCGGCTGGCAGCTTTGGCCGCCCTCCCTGCTTATTTCCAGGCTGAAAGCCTTTTTTACCTTTCGCTGACATATTGTACAAAATCCAATGGTATTCAATGGTTAATCATATGCCAATTTGTATTGGTCAAACTGTTCAGAATCTCATGCTTTCCTGTCACTGCGCTATCTTCTAATCTTCACACTGGAATTTGTGAACATGAATTTTCTTGGATCGCCGTTCTTTCCCGTCCTTTGTCGTATAGACACTTGTTAGTATTTTGCCGATTATGCTGACTCTATCCCCTTGTTTTATAGCTGCTACGATCTGATCCGCCCTGTTACCCCAAACAGTAATCTCGTGGTGTTCAGAAGTAGTTTCACCATCTTGCAGATTTTCAACTGTGACAATTACATTGCTCGCAACCGAAACATTTTTTTTGGTTTTCGAGTAGTGCCACTCGTTAAGTAACCTGCCAATTAAAATGACGTGGTTCAATTTATAGACCCCTATTACGTAAGATTAGCTCATGGTATCATATTATGACGCATCATCAAGGGGGGAATGTTTTGTGATATTAATGATGTATGGTTTTACAATCGGTTTATGTTTTTTGATAATCGCAATAATTAATATAGTATACTTTTTCATTGATTTATTTCGGCATAAGAAAGCCAATAAACTTTCCTCGAAAAAAAAGGATTATAAAAAATGAAATTTTGTCTTAAAAGCGGCGCTAAGACCGTTACTACTGCAGGGACTCGTGTTGCTCTTTCTACTACTGCAATCTGGGCTCGCGGTATTCGGATTTCTGCGCCTAGTGGCAATGCCGGTGTAATTTACATCGGCGATGTTACCGTTGCAGCATCTAACGGAATCAGCATTGCAGCCGCTGGAATTTTATCTTTTTCAGAAGTTTTTATTAATCCGCCAGGGGACCTTGTATCAATAAACCTTAAAGACGTTTATGTAGATGCAGCAACAAATGGAGATAAAGTTACTTTTGCTTATCTTGAGCCCGTATCATAATAAAATAGGGCTCAATAGAGCCCATCTCAATACCGATACCATAAAGTACCATAACTTTACCTAGCTTCGCTCAACCTAAACGAAAAAGCACTCAGCTCAACCCCCACAAAAAAGCAATATACTCTGGGTTACCGATGCTAGACCACACTATGTTGCGCTTTACCATTACCGATACGCGACTATACCTGACTTTACCATCACCACACTTCACTGAACCCGACCGTCACCATAAAACGCCCGAATATACCTACACCACGCATTGCTTTATCCTACCACCACTAGACTAAGCTGACCTGACCTAACTTTACCTTACCAATACTTTTCCACGCTTTGCCTTGCCATACCGAAACATTGCCCCAACTATATGCAGCTAGACTTTACCATGACTAGACATAACCCAGCTAAACCAAAACTTTACAACAGGATACATAACAAGACCTAAACTTTACCTAACACTGCTTTAAGATACCAACACTCAACAAAAATGGGCTTTGCCTATGCTATACGACACCCGACTTTACCGCTGCAAGATGTTACCCTAACCTACCGTGACTTAACCCCGCCCAACGATGCCAAAACTCAACAAAACCGCGCGTGACCTCACATAACCGACACAGAACAAAATGCAACCTTACCAATAATGCGCTTCGATTGACTCTACCTGGCCTTTACCGTGACTAGACAGGACATAGCTCGGCTGTACCGCTAAGATACCCGGCCCTACAATACCCGGACTAAACTTGACCCAAATAAACCTAAACATTACTTTACTTTACGCTACCGATACTTTACCGGACGTAACTCAACCGATACTTTACCATTACGAGACATCACTTGACTATGCCATCACTCCGCCTGACCGAGCTTAGCAATACCTACCTGCCCCATCCTTCTGGTAGTTTCTCCTTATAAGTTATTGGCTCAACTTTGTACGTGTATGAGCCTTTTTTCCCTGACCCTCTCCATTGTCCTAGCCCATTATTTAGCCCCAAATCAAATAGAGTCTTTAGGGTTTCCAAATTATTCATAGGCGACCCCGTTCTAATCCGCAAAGTACATTCATACTCAGTGCCGATTGGAAGATATTCGCTGCGACAAATCGCGGTTTCCACTTTGCCCATTCGCTCGAATTTTATTGGCCTTTCGAGCAATTGTGGTTTACCTTCATCATTGCGAATGATATCCATTGACGGTATAATGAAGTCTTCCACAACTTTTATGTCAAGAGCTCCCATCTCACCAACAGAAACTTTGCTCTTAGCAATGGACTTGTCTCCGTTGTTTGTCATGATCTTCAGGTTTTCTTTGAGATTACCTAGAATCATATGGGTAGATATCATAGGGAAGCCATCTTTGTCGCGCATGAAGACGGTAGGCGCTGAGCCTCCTTCGTCCATGGATGACTCGAATTCTTCTTTGATAAGAGCGGCAAGCTCAACTAGTTCGGGTATTGTGTTGGGAAGCTCATGCAAGACACCGCTTCGCTGCATGTAGCTGCGAAGGATTCCTTTTAGTTCTTCAGCCTGCTTTTCGTCGGAGAATTCGACGCCCTTATATTTCGACAGCTTTTTGGCTAACCTGTTGGCGTCGGCTATCTCTTTTTTTGCTTTCTCCTGAACGTGCTTCTCATAAATTGAGACTTCGGTACACGTTCCGAGCTGCTCTGTTAGAAGTTTTAGATTCAGCTTGTAGTAAGTAAATGTCGTCATTTCAAAATCTCCATTAGTGGCCAAAAAAGCATAAAATAAACCATCACGGCTATTGCGCCGATTGCGATAATGACGAGCATGGTTTTCTCGAAGAAATAGGAAAGGACACAGAGCAAAGCCATACCCCAGAACAGGCCGAATAATAACCAATGGGCGTCAATATTCACCGAGCTACCTCTGGATTTTTCTCTTTTGGCTCGGGCAATCGTTTAGCGATTTCTGCAAGAATTACGAATATAGCCATATTTGCTGCTATGGCATGATCCTTGATATTTTCACAAAGTTCAAAAGCATCGAAAGTTTTTTTTACTTGCTTATCAATTTCTTCGTTTGTCATTCCTCATCCCTTTGTCTTCTGTTGTGTACCCGCCTAAGCGGGCTTTGGCTTGACAGTGACCGAATAGGATTCATCGTCTGAATTTTCTTCTATTCCCTGCATCATAAACTCAATAAAATAGTCGAATACTACGTCTATAGCCATATTGAAGTTTTCAGTTATAACACAGTCTAACTCATGACATTCTCTAATACGCTTTCTTGCCAAAAATAAAGCGTGTAGAAGTCTGATTTCTTCAGCTCGCAAAGGGTATGTACTTTTATCCATCACCTATGACTCGCTTGTTTAATCCGCATCAGAATTTCTTCTAAAAATAGTTCGGCTTCCTTGATATGGTTTTTATGTAATATTGGCAACAGCTTTAGCCGTAAAGCAAAGCAGTCGGCTGAATTTTCTACTAGAATGTTTTGACAGAATTCTTCGCAAGAAAAAGCAACAAGTATCCCTTTATCACCAGCATATTCATCAATATTGTAATGATCTGGAGTTCCTATATTGCAGTCTGATTTATCTTTAAAACCTGCTAATATAAGCCATTCGGAAAAATCCAAACCGTCCGGCCAATCCGGTGAAAAATCTATTTCTTTGAACCCATCTTTTTGCGTATAAGCCAACATCTTCATGGTGCCCATATTTTCCGATTCTTTCAGTCTTGTTATTTTATGCTCTATTGTTTTATTGACAGTATCATTTAAACCAAAATGCACAATTGGCCCTATTTTGGTGTAGTTTCCTATCGTTGATAGCCTTGCTATCTCCTGCCCATCCTTACCAACAAAAACTAGATCATTGTCGGATATCATGTTTCCTCTCCTGTTGTTCGGCTCTATTGCCGAGCTCCACTTGTATATATGATAACAATTAAAGTCAACAAAAAGTTTCCCAAGTAGAGGAATTTTGTAAAAATAGTAAGGCAGCTATATCGCTACCTTAATTTTCGTACGCAAATCGCTTGACTTTATATATGAGCATATGTATAGTCTGTTCATGGGCAAGCAAGCCCGCTAAGAAAAGGACCCGAACATGAAAACAGCATCAGTCATCAAAGCAGCACAAAAAGCCGGTGGGTCAAGTGACTGTGAGCCATTCCAATGAAACTATGTCACGCATGTAACGGCTCTGGCGAAGGGCTTTACGACAAAACAATCTGCTATAGCTGCGCTGGTAAAGGCGAGCTAGTGTTTACCGACGAAGACGAAACCGAGGATTATATCGGATATTTTGGAATGCTTATAGCTATCGTAGCTAATCTGTATTCGGCATATCGTAGTAATAAGGAACGCAAAAGGTTTTACGAATTATATAAACGAATAGGCGGGATAGGATGACTAAACCGAAAGATTATGATGAACTAGGAAAAATTGGAAGACCGCCAAACAAGGGACCGAAGCCGGTTGTCATCAATATCTTGATTGACCCACAGGTCAAAGAGAAATTAAAAACTCTGGCCAGCAAATCTGAAGTTAGCTTATCCTCATATGTAGCAGAGCATTTGACGAAACTAGCGAGGAAGAAATGATAGACAATCCAAAAATGCAGTGCGGAGGGTGTGGGGAAGATAAATTCCTTTTGTATATAAAGGATAATAATTATGGCTTATATTCACGCTGTACTAAGTGCGAATCAGTTTCAGAGTTTTCACTAGATAGACCAAGACTATCGGTCTTATGGGTAGAAGAACATCAACCGTCAACCGGGATTGCGTGTGTGTTCGATTCAAATAGGCATTATCTGAGGGTTATCCCAAATGAGAAAGTTTGACCAGACTTTTCGCATCGGAACCAAGATCAAACTTGATGTCCATGTCTCAAATGAGGATGAAGAATGGCTGACAATCACTGAGATAAACGAGCAGCGCACGCTAGTCAAAGTCAAGAAGTACAATCTTTGGATAACCCGCGAGCGTATCTGTGGTTACACCAACAGCGAATATTGAGGCAAATTATGGAAGAGAAGCAAAAAACCATCAAGATGGAATTTATTCTGATAACAGATAGATTCCTGCAGATCACCGACGTTAGGGAATTCCCAGACGTTCCGCTATCGGGCTGGGCTTTGGTAAACCTGGAAACTATCTGCAAGACTTACATCCATAACCCCTACATCGTGAAAGTTGGCCAGGAAGGGCACTTTAGCTTTGCTTACGAAAAGCACAACATCGTCAAGGTTTACTGTAGGATTTCTGACGAATCTCTTCCCCGAAGTTCGCCTGAAAATCTTGAAGATCCGAACCCTTGACGCATTTTACCCAGAGCGGAAGCCCGCGATAATGCCTCAAGCTAGCTCGGTGATACATAACCTCTTCCCGATTCCATCTGTTAGCAGATCTTTCGTTAAAAAGTCTAACATCGACGCAAAAATAGAGCAGCGCCAGAATAAAAGTTTGAGTGAATGTCGGGATCATCATTCAACCAATAGCTGTAAAAACAAACGGAACC